ATTGATTTTTTTAAAATATGCATTCCTGCACGCGATAGCGAATTTGGTAGTACATATTAATATGTACCAAAAACCAAAAAGTGTACCATAATTTGTCCCATAAAAAGCTATATTTTATGCTAAAAAACTATCAAAAGTACACAAAGTACACTTTTTTTCATGAATAAAATTTTTTTTAACTCTACCCACTAAAAAAACATATTACTTAGTCTGCAAAAACCTCAGTTTTGCCGTAATGTCGCCTTAAAGCAGCCAATTTATCCTCCGCAGACGATATTTCTCCTAAAAGTGTGTCCACTTCTCCAGTAACATCAGTGTGTTCTGGTATTATAACACCCGCTTTGAAAAAACTAAGTAATTCCATTTTATACTTAGCCTCTTCTAATTTGGCCTTGTACCTAGACTCCATTATCTTAAACAGTCTATCGTTCATTAAAGTCCTCCGCTTTCATTTTTATTTTTGCTTGTTCTTTTTCGTCAAAAATTAGGTCGTGATACATATTTAATCTTTTTAAAAATTTATGCTTCCAATTTCGTAACTCAACTCCCTCGACTATAAATTCTTGATAATATAAATCGGGAGTGCATACCATAATTACCCCTTTTTCTATCGTTGAATTATATACATAATCATGGGCCATGGCATATGCAGCAATTTGTAACTTATAGTCATCAATCCATTCCTCTCTTTTGGGTCGATTTGCTTGTTTAAAGTCCACTATGGCATCTTTCCCATCATGTATGCAGACCAAATCGGTTTGACCTGCATACAATCCAGGATAATACATTGTGACCTCCGATCCATAGTATTCGTCAATGGGAGCTAAACCAAGCTCTACAACCTTTTCGGCCATAGTTTTTGCTTGTTTGCCGGTATCTGTCAAATCTTCGTAACCAACTTCTGTAATGTATGATTCGAGATACTTATGCATAGCCGTCCCTCTTACACTTGACAAATTCATTATTCTGTCGGCCTCTTTATCGCCAACTTTTTCTCTCCATTGTTTCAGAAATCCCTGGTCCTTGGTCCGTGATAAAATGCTCGTGACACTTGGCAGCCTAAAACCCGCAACATCATATATTCGACCATTATCCTCGTTTATTTGCTTACCAATAGCATATTCATATTTATTATTTCTTTTCATTATCTTTTTCTAAATTATTAATTACAAAATATATTATAGTGGCAGCAATGGCAATGCACCCCATACCAATAAAAAACATTAAAAGTCCATGGCCCACGGTCATTTTAAATTTTTCTTCTTCTCCCAAACAAAGTTCTCCAAAACCAACTTCTACATATAGAAATTAATGTAAAAATTACAGCTATATGAAAACTTTCCCATACTGTAGGGTACATTCCAAAAAATGGAAAAATATATAGTTGTAATAATGTAGCTATTATTAATCCACTTCCTACATCGATACACGTTTCAAAAAGGTTTCTCATTCTAAATTCATCGCTTTTTTATAATCTTCAAAATTAATCACTCTATTATTAAATTTTATACTATCTCTTTGAGAATAATGATTAATGATTTTATTAACCTTATCCATTTTAATATGACAATAAGGGTGTATGAGACAACAAAAAACATATGCATTTCTAAAACTACATCTCCATCGCCACTGCATTTTGTGTTCTTTTCTAGGTTTTTTTGCAACCGTTCCCATGTGTAAAGTTTGTTGCAGCCAAAGTAATATAGATCTTTCAGTCATGGCTATCTCAACACTAATTCTATAACAAAGTGATTTTCTAGGTATCCCCTTTCTATCTTTCTTTGTTTCGTATCTTCTGTAAAATCCTACCGTTCCCTCACCATCAAACAATCCTGCAATATAAGCAATATCAGTTTTTTCCATTATTAGTTATTATCCATCTTAATGTTGCGGTGGTTGGGTCAAATCCTTGATACTTACTAGTGCAATTTGTTAGGATTATCGCCATTACTGTTAGTGTTACCAATAAGATTATTGTGTTCAACCGTTTCATAAAACTCTCCCTCAGAATCACATTCCCAACACTGATGAACTTGGCTATTGTCTCTAAAATCATTTGAGGTATCACCAGTGGCAATTCTAATATAACCGTTGCCCTTACATACTGGGCAAATTATTTTTTTAACCATTTTTATTTTTAATTTTACCATTTAGTTTTTTAGCTTCCTTATTCGCTAAGACTTCAATAGTTTTTGATATGGACAATTTTGCGTCCGGCAATAATACTTTAGACAAAGTTTCTAAAGTAGAGTATGTTTCTTTTTGGAGAGAAACATTTTTGTATTTACTCATGTCTGTCATAAGTGTTTTCCTTTCATAGTTTTGTTAATTTTTATAACATTTTATAGGATTGTCAATGAAATATTTACTAATAATGATAATGTGTTCAAACGTTTCGGGGACTTGTATGCCTGGATATGAGTGGCCACAAAAATTTGACAACTTATACGATTGTTTGCAAACTGGTTATAAACAAGCTCTTGTCAAACATGATGAGATAGGAATGCAGCAGATCAACGAACACGGTATTTTTATTAAATTCAATTGTAAAGAAATTGAAACAATTTGACTTTGTGGCATTTTTATGATAGTGGGTTTTATCTTCTTACCATTACCTACCCTTTAAATTTAGACTCCCTCTCTATAGGGTAGGTTTTTTTACTTGACACAAGATATAGTGTGTGACAATTTGTTCCTTGACTATCCTACATAGTCCTATATAGTGGATTTATGAATTATTTAAAAGTTCATAGAAAGGAGAAACATGCCTAAAAAAGAAGGTTGGTGGAAATTTCATGATGATGTTCAAGAAATTACCAAAGTTCAAAGGGATACAAGATTAAGTGGTGCCATTAAAAATATTATTGAGCAGCTTAAAAAAGTAGATCGTGAAACGGTTACTGTAAATAATAGTTGGTATGCAACTAATCTTAGATCAATAGAATATCTAATATCAAATTTAGATGACTTACATTATGATGCTTACTCTAAACAATTTGCTGCTAATGCTTTAAAATATTTTAGCAAAACAGACGATCCGAGTATCAAAAACGATAGCTTTGTTTTAGAGCAAATAGAAGTCTACAAAAAAAGATTAGCTTAGTAAAATTTAAGGCGACCATTTTTGGTCGCCTTGACTAAGGTTTAATTAAATTTTTTATATGACTTAATTATTCTTTTTAAATCTTTATTAGAAATATTATGATAACCCCAATAATAAATCTTACTCATAAGTGGTGTCATATCAAACATATCACCATCACGACTTTCATTTCTTAAAAGGTTTCGTAATTCTTCATGTAGTTTTAATTTAGTGTTCATATAAGTATATGTGTTTTTCTGATCGATTTGTTCAGAACAAAGTGTCGCACCTATTAAGTTACCTTACAATTTAATTTTATCTCTAGTTTTCTTATTATCCTCACATAGGCATCATACTCTTTAGCATATTTTTTATTTGTAACATTTCCATCGAAATCAAAAGCACAATCATCTAAATGTTGAAGGTAACACTCAGCACCTTGCATAAAAGCACCTCTTAACTCTTCATATTGTCTTTTAGTTAGCTTAATAGTTTTCATATTATTTCTCCTTTATTAAAAGTTTATAAGTATATACTCCGGACACATATCTATATGGCCTAGCATATTATTATATACCCCGGAAAATAATCATTTAACCCAAAATGAACACATAGGTTATAATTTTTAATTAAGACGATCAGTAATGGGGGTCTTATTTAGCACATTCATGGCCAAACCAAGCGTTGCCTGATTTGTCATTTAACCACCAACGATTAGCCTTATCGTCGTAAGTGGCTATGGCATTTCTATGTTCTTCTCCAAATGCCATACATTCAACCAAACTTATTTCTCTTGTCAGTTGATAAACTTCTTTTAAATAAGTTCCGTCCGCTTGCAGCAGATAAACTATCAGATATGATACCAATTCTTCCATTAACAAACTCCTTTACTCCTTGATACCAAAGCTCTTTGTATTTAATTTTCTTCGTTTTCCAATAAAGATTTGCTATCTTGTCTAGTTCTTTTTGAGTAATCACTTTTTTTGTTTCCCCATTGTACTATTTTTTGAACCCCATGTCCTAATAATTTTACATCAACACCATAAGGTTTCCATGCTTTACGCATAATATTTAGTTCCAAAACAAAATTAGTCCATTGTTTTGAAGTAATACCCTCTACATTAAGAGTTATTTTTTTCATCTTTTGAATCTTTTCATCTCTTCATAAAGTTTTTGTAATTCAAAAACCTTACACTCAGAAATAAAATCTCTCAACTCTTTTCTCATTTCTTTCTGATCTTCATAGGCTTTGGCTTTATTAGAATCATGAAGATGAAAATGTTCTTTTGTTAGTTCAGTCATTTTTATACTTTCTTGTTTTAATCCTTAATTAGTTTTTTAAAAACGGATTTTTTTTACTATCTAAATATTGTCTAATCAAAGCTTTAATTAATTTTGATTTAACAATTTTTCGTTTAGAACAATATTCGTCTAGTTCATTTTTAAGTTCTTTTCCTAAAGCAAGACCCATAACACCATAGGCTGCGGATTGTGTGTCTTTTCTTATAAACTTACAATCTTCTTCATCAATATGCATAAATTCCTCCTTTCATATTCAAAATATAGGACTTCAAAGGATATTTGTCAATTACTTTCTTCTGTATTTACCCATTCTTTTTTCGTGTTTATTTGGGCTTTTTTTGTGTCTGCCAGGTCTTTTTCTAGGCTTTGAACGAGGAGCCGTTGATAGACCAAACTTAACTTTCTTTGCCATAACCTAAAAAATCATCAACTGTAGATTGTAACGTATCTTTTGTTAAGTGAGGTATGTATGTAATACTACCATTAATATGTTGTTTTAAATCTTCTCCGCAAGTTAAACAACGATACTGATCTCTAGTTACTCCAACTAACATTGTTAATTGTTCACAATTAGGACATATCCCGTTCACTATCTCTGCGTGAAATTTTACGAAAAGTTTTTCTGTCATAAGCCTTTTTAGACTTTACCACACGTTGATGATATCGTCTATCCTTTAATTGTTTAGCAATCTTATTATTTTTTTTAGTCAAGGATTAAAGAAAGAATTTTTTTCTCCCCCATGTAGACCTCTACGTTTGCCTTAGACTGAATGCATTTATAGATTACTCTATCTTTGGAGCTTTTGTCCTTCATGGCATAACGTCGGGCTTTCATACACTGGCTTAACGACTCGTGGTAACGATGTTCTATAATTTTGTGGTCCTGCAGGAGAAGTAAAGCGAATACCATTTCTATCATTGATGACCGTTCCCGTTTCTAATTAATTTTTCTACATCTTCCGTAAGTTTTTTTGTTCTATCTTTTAAAAATTCTATATTAACTGCATTGTTTCTCATGCTCTTAACCTCTTCATCTACTTCCTCTAAAACACCGGCTAAGTGTTCCACTAACATAAAAAGCTCCGCCTCCCCAGAAGATTGACCTAATTCACCTCTTGGGTATTTAATTCTAAACTCTGAGTTTTGTTCCAAATCTTTTTGCATCAACTCTATCTTTGTAGCATGATTGTTTAATGTTTCATGCAGTCCGAAATAAGCCCAGGTGCCAATTGCGACGAGTGCGATGAGGCTGGCAACCGTCTTCATAGGCATTTGTACGGCTGCCTCCTCAGAAATATTTAATGGTTTTTTACTCATTTTTGCCAACTAAAAAGCCAATCAGTGTACCACTTCCATGCCTTTTTAATTTTTTCCTTAATCTTTTTTATCA